ATCCGTCCAGGCTTTACATTCCCTCAGCCTGTTCCAATTCAGCCACTACCTAACTACGTCCTAAACGAGGTGCAGCAACTTCTTGCAGACTTCGAGGACATCTCAGGTCAGCACGCTGTATCGCGAGGCGAGTCAGGTGGCGTAACCGCTGCAACTGCTATCAACTACTTGCAAGAGCGTGACGATGCTTATTTAGCAACCGTCTACGCAAGCATCGAAGCTGCAATTGAGAAGGTAGCAAAGCACGCTTTGAGCCTCTTCATTCAGTACGTCAAGGAGCCTCGCCTAATCAAGACCGTAGGTACCGACGGTTCATACGACGCAACTGTTCTTTCAGGCGCAGACATCGCATCTGGTAACGACATCCGTATTGAGTCTGGTTCAGCCTTGCCAACCAGCAAGTCTGCTCGCCAAGCCTTGATTACGGAATGGATGAAGATGGGCTTCATTGCTCCACAAGAGGGTCTTCGCATTCTTGATATGGGCATGCTCAAGCAGTTCTACAATGTCCTCAAGATTGACGAGAACCACGCTCAGCGTGAGAACCTCACTCTCAAGCGCCTTACGGCAGATGACATCGAGCGTTTTGGCATGGAGTGGATGCAGGGCGCAGCTGCAGGAAACCCAGACAAGGTTGTGCCTGGTCAGGTCGACGCAGAAGGCAATCCTATTCCGCTACAGATTCCGTCGGTTGTGCAGGTTCACGACTACGACAACCACGCCGTACACATCGAAATCCACAACCGTTTCCGCAAGTCGCAGGCATTCGAATTGCTCGACGATGCAGTTAAGGCAGAATTCCAGAAGCACATCTCTATGCACGAGGCAGCTCTGCAGCAAAAGATGATGCAGCAGGCGATGATGGGTATGGCCCCAGAATCGGCATCTACTCCTCAGGTTTTGCCATCTGAGGCCGAAGGCATGCCAGAACAAACTGGTATGACCGCTGAACAAATACAGTAAGGAAAAACATGTCTGAAGAGACGCAGGTAACGCCTGACCAGACTACCGAGACAACTCCTCAGGTAGACGCACCAGAACCTACAGTTGAAGAGCCTAAGGTTCACCCAGCCTACGAGAAGCTCCTTTCAGAGATTCCAGAGGCTTGGCACTCTAAAATCACCCCGCACCTACAAGAGCAGGACAAGTACTTCCAGCAGCAGCTAGAGAAGTACACTCCGTTCAAAGAGCTCGTAGAAGAAGGCGTGACCGCTGACCTAATCAAGGGTGGCCTGAACTTGGCCCGCATGATTGACTCGGACCCAGTTGCCGTTTACTCAAACTTGCAGACCTACCTAAAGGACAACGGCCTGCTAGCCGAAGAGGCAAAACAGGTCGCTAAGGAAATGATGGAGTCAGAGTCTGGCGAAGATTTTGAGGACATGTTTGACGAGTCTGAGATTCCTGCAGCCCTAAAGAAAGAGATTGACGCTCTACGCGCTAAGACCGAAGAGGTTGAGAACTGGCGCAACGAGCAGGAGCTTGCTCAGCTAACTCAGGTTGAAGAGCAGCGCCTTGAGGCTGACATCGCTGAGCTACGCTCAAAGTACAGCATCAGCGAAGCTCACGAGATTGCAATCTACGACTTGATGAACGCAGCTCTTTCAGCTGGCCGTCAGATTTCAGTAGCTGAGGCAGCTCAGCAGCTAGGCCAGATGATTGGCGGACTGACTCCAGCATCTGCTGGCGAAGAAGCTCCGACCGTTATTGGCTCGTCAGGTGGCGCAGGTGTTGTACCTCCAAACGTCACAATCCCTAAGGACGACAAGGGCAAGAAGGAAATGCTTGCCAGAATGTTCCAGCAATACAACTCAGGCAACTAAATAATTTTTGTAGACATACCACAGAGTAAATAAAAATTCTCTGTGGTATGCTACAAATATCCATGTACAGCCCCTAAGAGGGTCAGGGCAAGCGATATAAGTTTTCATTCGTTTATCTTTACTCTTAGGAGGAGTAATTATGGCAGGTCAGGGAATTCTGACTTTCGCTTCGGATGCTCTAAAACTCGTTTACGGCGACATTCACGAGCAGCTACGCGACAAGAACCCAGCACTCGAATTCATCGAGTCAACATCAGCAAACATCACCCAGAACGGTAAAGAGGTCATCTTTGACACTCACATCGGACGTAACCAGGGCATCGGTGCTCGTGGCGTACGCGAGAAACTACCTGTAGCTGGCGCTCAGAAGTACAAGCAAGCTCACCTATACCTCAAGAACCTATACGGTGCTATCGAGGTTGACGGTCAGCTATTCGAGCAGGCTGCTGAAAACTACCAGGCATTCATCAACGTTGTTGACAACGAAATCAAGGGTCTAAAGCGCGACCTAGCTCGCGACCTAAACCGTCAGATTTACGGTGACGGAACTGGTACCCTCGGCGTCGTTGGCGCAGACAACACTGCAGACACCACCGTTGTATTTGACTCAGTTCACTGGATTGAGCCAGGCATGGTTGTTGCAGTTCTAGCAGGTAACGACCTAGTTGACGGAACCCCAACCGTTAAGTACGCAGAAATCGAAGTTGTGTCGGTTAACGAAGACACCAACACTGTTACCTTCGACGAAGCAGTTACCGTTGTTGACGGCGACATCATCGTTCGTGCTTCGAACACCACCCACAGCTTCAACAAGGAGCTAACTGGTCTTGGTGCAATCGTAGGCAAGGGCAACGCTCTACACGGCATCGACGGTGCAACCGTTGACGTCTGGAACTCAACCGTAGAAACCCTAGGCTCAGTAGGCACCCCTGGTACCCTAACCGAGCTAAACCTTATCAACCTAGTTCAGAAGGTTGACAAGAAGGGTGGCGACGTTGACGTATTCCTAGCATCTCCAGGTGTTTACAACGCTTACTGGAACTTGCTACAGGGCCTACGTCAGTTCACCAACGGTGCAGCCCTAACTGGTGGTCAGCGTTCATTCACCTTCGAAGCTCTAGGTAAGCCAATCAAGTTCGTATCAGACTACGCAGCTCCAAAGGGAACTTTGTACGCGTTGTCTTCGAAGGAGATTGTCATCAACCGCAAGCGCGACTGGGCATGGATGGACCGCGATGGCTCAATGTGGTCACGCGTTGCAGACACCGACGCTTACGAAGCACGCCTCTACCAGTACTCAGAACTTGGTACTTACCGTCGCAACGCGCACGCTAAGCTATCAAACATCGCTGAGCTCTAGTAGATAACCAAACTCCCCCTGTGCCTGTCCGTCTCGCGGGCACAGGGGGTTTTTCATTAGAATAGGACCATGGACGTAATAAACTTCGCTCGCATTGACGGGCTATACACTGACTATCAGCGCAGAGTTGCTGAGGTTATCAAGGACGTTTACCCAACCGTTCGCTTGATTCGCATGGAACCAGGCCACCCATCTTTTGACCCGCAACGACCATTTGCTCTTATTGATGAGCCAAACATGCTCGCTCCTTACCACATTCGCAACCTGGCCGAGTCGGAGATTGACCACCGCCTTGTAGCCTGGCTTATCGATAACGACATGCGTAAGGCTGGTTCGCAAGTAAATAAGCTACAATTATTGGAGATGGCACATGCTGCCCTAGAGGCGAAACGTGAAGAAGAGTGGCGAGCCGAAAAAAAGGACATGATGAAGTCAATCCTCAAGTCCAACAAGAACGAATACCGCCACAACGGACAGACTCTTAGGAGATAGTAATGCCAGCAGAGGAATTTTCCTACACGGGAAACGATGTAGCGGTTCGAGTTAGAGCTGCGTTCGGTGACGTCTCAGGCGCTCAGCTTGGCGACTCGAACATACTCCTCTGGATTAACGACGGTCAGCGTGAGATTGTAAACTCAAACCCGATTCTGCGTGCCGTAAAAACTGCGGATGTTGTAGCTGGCCAGGCTGAGTACACCTTTCCTAGCGACAAGGTTCAATTTATTGAGGCCATCTACATCGATGGCTACCCTATTGACAATGTAAGTGCACAGGCTGCTCGTGAATACATTCAGAAGTCAGACCCAGCCAAGGTTGCTGTAGCTGACCAGCCTGAGATTTGGTACGAACGCGCTGGCGTAATTACTTTCTTTCCTAAGCCAGGTAAGTCAATTACCAACGGGCTGAAGCTGGAATACGTAAAGACTCCTACCCCACTAGGCACTCTAGGCAGCCCAGTAACCATTCCTGACCGTTACTTCAACGAGCTAGTCAACTACGTCATCTCGCAATCTCTTGAGATGGATGAGAACTATGACGCTGCGAACTATAAGTACCGTCAGTTCCGTGATGGCCTTGACCGCCTACACACCAAAGATTCCATGTCTCAAGAATCGCTTTACGGCGGAGTACTACCAGACCCAGCAGATTACGGATTTTAAATGTCAGGAATCGTTAGAGCACGCAGCGCAACACTTCAGCGATTTACTGGCGGTCTAAACAACTACTGGGACCAGTCGTCAATTGCAGACAACGAGCTAGCCGACATTGTGAACTTCGAGTTCACGGCAAATGGTTCGCTTATGTCGCGTCCAGCCATTTACCCTGAGAAAATTGGCAGCAACCCTGTCTATACCCCAGTCACAGGCGAGCCCGTAGATATCCTAGGTGCCTACATTCGCCAGGACGGTGTTCGGTTCTTGGTGGCTGTAACTACCCACAAAACTTGGGTTTACAACGTCATTGCGCAGACATGGACTCAGATTGCAGACTTTAAGGCATCTGACTGCACTCAGTACTTGAACAAGATTGTTCTGTCATCTACCCAGGCTGGCCAAGGTGGCTACTGGGAGAATGGGCTCTTTACCAACACTCCAACAATGCCTGCGCTTGGCGGTATCGAGCTATTCCAAACCCGCTTCTTTGGGTATGGCGTAGAGGGCACCACTACCGCAAATATCATCTACTGGACCAACGTCTCAACCGCTGGCCCTTCAGGTGAGTCCACCTCGGTCTGGAACTGGCTAGACGAGAACCTCAACTACATGTACGTTGAAATTGGTGGCGGTGATGGCCAATGGATTACTGCAATGGCACAGGGCTATAACGACATCGTTATTTTTCGCAACCGCTCAACCTACCGCTATTCCTACGGAGACGTGCCTGAAGAGGGTACAATACAGGTAATGCAGCAGGACATCGGCGCTGAAAACCGTCGCTCGGTAGTCAAGTTTGAGAACGCACACTTCGTTCTCTCTGGTGGCATCTTGTACAAATACCAGAACTGGTTGTACTATCCACTTAATGCACAAAGAGTAAAATTTGGCTCGGTCAGCTTTAACAAGCGATTCGAGCATGCAGTAAGCATCGTGGGGCGCAGATGTATCGTTTGGCACAACGGCTCCATACATGCGTATAACCTTGATACCGAGACGTGGGGCAAATGGGAAAGCACAAGCAAGGTCGCGTACTTCGTGAGCGTTCCAAGAAGGTCAGAAGAGCTAGAAGAGTCGCTTTATTTTGGTATAAGTGGCGCTACGACCCAAACACAAGCTGGCTTGACGGACTTCGCACTTTATCGAATCGAAGACTCTAACGCTAGCCTAAATGGTGGCGCTGAGAGTATGAAGTGCTACCTGAAGACTAAGATTTACGACTTTGACACGCCTGTCG